GAAAGGAGGTGTGCAAAAGGGAAGTACTATCTCGACGCTCATCACAGAAACGTTCAATACTATAAAAGAAAGCAGACATGATGTACCATTAGTTGATGAACTCGAAACGTTCGTATTGTTCTTACGATCACGCACGGATCTGATCAAAAACATTAAGCCTGTGGAAACAGCCGTCGCGACAACCTTCCGTTGGAAAAACGAAAAGGCGCTCCGACCATTCGTTGCCAAGTACAACAACCTACGTTGGTTGAATATACTAAAGTACTTTTTATCGTACAAACAACCCCAGCCACTACCTAATGTTGATAATCAGTCAACACCTAGTACATCACCCCCACTCTCTTCTATAGTACCTACGGTCTCCGATCAAAAAGAAGAGAATTCCGTTGCCCCACTGCGCAGTCCAATCCTAAAGCAGCCATCACTAAGGGTGCCCGTCAAGAACGACGGCCCCAAGTTCGTGTCCAAAGAAACCAAGTTCGGTATTCCTTGCACTTTTGTGAACGCGACGAACTATCTATCATCCAATCCGAAGATATCGGACAGACGTTCGTTATTAGGTATTTTACCTATAGTCGCGAAAGAATCCAAAGCGAGCAAATGCTCTACAAGGGTGAAAAACTATTTCAAACTATATGATGCTGTGTACAAAGTCTTATCGGTGATTATAAAGATACCGAACTGGAACGCAAAGGACGCAAGAACCATCGGAATTCGACGCTTTTTGGGCGACTTCATCGTTCAATGCAAGAACAGAGGATATCAGGGGGTTTACACTTGGGCTAAGAGACTTGCCTTTGACGCCGAACAATCTTTGGTGAACAATACGATGCCTACCTTATGGTTACGGTACTTAACCGGTATCCATAAGAGCATCCTATATTCAAAGAGATTGGTCGCATTACTGGCTACGTTCTCTCGTGCTCTCCCACCTATAAGTGATCCTAAGGCAGAACGAAAAGCCTTACTGAAAGCTACCAGGGCGTGGACTCGAGGATCACGAGAAACCACACCCGTGCTCATTGATACCGTCGAATCTTTTAGAATCAGACGACTTCTCTATAAAAGGGACAATGAACTAATACACGACGTGAGATATGCGTATTTACCTCACCCTATTAACATCGACGTCTATCAGGACCTGACGGACATTAGTAGGAGGTGGTTACATATCATGGCGACAACAGGTGTAACACCGGTGCAACTCAACATAATGGGCATGTCTCGTTACGAAGGGTTACGACCTATGGCCTGGATTCTCCGTGAACAAATCGAAGAATACAATATCACACATCGTGGCGAAGTTCATCGCGAGTTTAATAAGCTCAGAGAAGCAAGACTAAACGACACAGAGTATCAAAATCTTCTTAAACAATTAGACGCCTCTAGACGCAACGTGGTCCGAGAAATCACAAACACAAGTTTGGATGATCTATTTGTATTCACAAAAGAGCTAATAGTTACTTTGACCAGAAAGGGACAGAACATCCCGCCGATCAAATTACCTCATTACCTACGACCTAATGCTTGTTTCGAGAACTCAAAACAAAAGGGAGGTGCCGAGAAATATCTCAGAGAATTAATGGGATCATTACTTGACGACTTCGCTAAGAAGCCAGACGGTTCAATCCACTGGTCTCACGTTCCGAAAATCTACGAAACGGCCATTATTGGGATGAAACACGGTGACCCGCCAGAACGAATATGGGCTTCGCTGTTCCGTACACTTCTCAATAAATCTCCAAAATCGCGGGTAACAACAATTCCAGAGAAGGGAGGTAAGTACAGAGTCGCGAACATAGCTGACGTTGGAACGAATTCCATGGCAGGTCCACTGGGCGATCAAGTAATTTCAATTCTCAAAAGACATCCTATGCTCAAAGGTGAATATGATCAAAATATAGATTATAACGCCAAACGACTGTTTGGTGACCGGAACAAACCCGTGGAAAGGACTTTCTACTCTACTGATATGAATCAGAGTACCGATACGATTCAGAAGGATGTTGTCTATACAATCATCAACGCTCTGAATGATGCCCTAGGTTGGACGCCAGATCAATATGAAACAGCAATGAGGACCGTTCGACCAATGGATCTATATGTGAAGAAGTTAAATTCGGAGGAATACGAGTGTATCGGGAAAAATACAACCGGTACTCTACTCGGTTTACCACTTTCCTTCGCCATACTATGCATTACACACTTGTTCTGTGTGCAAGCAATGTCAACAAGAGGTCAACGTCGCACTGTTATATTTGGTGATGATATGGCTTCATACTGCACTCCTGAGGACTGGAGACAATACGTTTCTAGGTGCCATCAAGTCGGTTTCACCCTGAATATGAAGAAAACTCATATAGCAGAACACGGTTTCACGTTTTGCGGGAAAATCTATCAAGTCGTAGGGGAACATTGTCATTGGATACGGGCAACAAAGTTAAGCATCGTAACTGGTTCATCGGGAGTTAATCGCTCCATAATTGAACGATTGAACCAAACGGCGGAAGCTAGTCATTACGTTCATCAGTGGCAAGCTGAGCGAATCCTGAAGATATTTAAGAGCAAACATCAAAGACTCTGTAAGTTGTCGAAAATCTATAATATACCGTTCGTAGGTCCAGTTATCGGCGGTGCCTTAGGTTTCAGAGGACGTCCTGATCAACGTACCCGAAAGGTCGCGACACTGTGTAGTAAATTACAGTATAATCCATTCTCAAGACAACTATCTCAGCACGATGTACAGCCAATCATGCGAAACGCAATGGTGAGAGCCTATGACTTCATAGATACCCACACTCCACTCTGTAAATATAAACGCGGCTCAATAGCCTTCGATTATAAAGAGTTTGAGGAACACGTGGTAGGTAACTACCTGTTTAATGCTTCTATGAA